GCTTCTGTACAAGCAGCTGAAACTGAAAAGGTATTAGATACAGCAGTACAGGAATCTGCACTATTAAAGGCGGTTACTCTAAGCGTTGTTGCCGCACAATTACTACCTGTAGATATTGTTAATGTATTACCACTAACCGAAGTCGATATTGCAGCCGCTCCATAATTCTGAACACTATAACCGCTTATCGTTGCACCTGAACCAGCTGTAAAATAAGTAGCTAGATTAACCGTAGTAGATGTTAAATTTGTAATTGTTGGAATTGTACCAGCAAATGTAGGGCAGTTAGGGTTCTGTGGCGGGTCTTCCGCAGGTGTTCGTGTTGGTTGGTCTACCGTTTGAATACAGGTTAAAGTACCATCCGAAGTGTTGGAAAAGTCAGTTGGTATCTGTATTGTATATGTTACGCTTCTTGATATAGCACTACCTGAAGTATTGGCTGCAAAGCTAGTTTCAGTTCTATCTATTATAGTACCCTTTAAAATACTTGGTTCTGTAACGTCTCCCGATGAACTTACTGCAAAGTTTAATAGGTTTGCCGTTGTACAATCAAAGATTCCTAAAGATACAGTAGGTTCTGTTGCTTCTATAAAGAATGGACTTCGTGCGTTTATCTTTGTACTCATTATTTTTTATTTAATGTAAATTGTAAAAATTCCTCTACGTCTAAACCGTATGCTTCTAGTAGTTCGTCAGGTAGTTTCTTAAATCCTTGTTCAAATGGTTTAGTAAAGAATAGGCTAGGCTTAATACCTTTACGCTGTATGCTTCTTGCAATTAAAAAACCTAGTGTCATATAACCACCCTTTTGGAATCTACCCTTTGAGTCTCTTAATTTAAGACCCTTCGCCTTTGCCCAATCCGCTAATGGTTTAACAGGTGGCATCTTGCTTTTATAACTATAAGGAGTGTCGTACTTCTTTTCAGTTCCGCTAACCCCTTTATCCTGGAAATTACCATAGCCTAAATCCCAGCTTAATTTAAACGAATTAGGGCTAACTGTTAAAACACCATCCAACTTCTTATAAAGTCCCTTAGAATCGTTCTTTTTACCCTTAGTTAATCTGCTTCTAGATTGTTGTGCAACAAACTTTCTGAACTTCTCTAAGGATTCTTTGGTATTTGTTAGCATACTGTCATATCGTTTTGTACTAATACGTCAAACGTTGCAGCCCATCCTGCTAACTTGTTTTCGAATCTATCTACAAACGGCTCACATCCTACAGCTCCATCTACTTGGAATAGGTCAGTATATAAATCGCCTCTTTGTAGTATTGATACAACCCTATTAATAACTTCTAACTGGGTATTTAAAACGTCTTGCTCATTATCATTGCCTACAAATATATCCGTAACCTCGTCCTTACTTTCGTCTACAATATCCATCGCTAGAATACTAATGTTAAACGTCATTGTATTGGATGCTACATTGCAGTTGTTTACTATTATGTGAGATAACGGAAAGATGGTCTGCTTGTTTAAATCTACATCATCTAGGCTACCATAGGAAACGGTATTTACAAAAGGCTCTGCATTAAGTGCATCCTTTATTTTTTTTGTTACGTTGTAAAATCCTGTCATCTGTTCTTAATTAGTTTTGCTTCTAGTTGGTTCTTTTCTTTTTCAAATGCTAAAAACATAAAGCACTCGTGAAAGTTTAATTTAGTGATATGTTCAAATCGTCTAACATCTCCTTTAGAGAGTCCATAGAGTGATTGATACCACCCCCACTTTTTGCCAAAGTTTGTAGCTGCTCCGTAGTCAGTTCCTTCGGTATTTCCTGATTCAAATAGTTCAGGGTAGTTTTCAGTAGTTCTTCGTTTAAACTCCAAAAAAAAAACATACAACCCATAACAACATCCAAAGGCATTTTCTTCATTAGGTCAGCTCGCTCTAGTCCATCGTATTCTTCTATTTGGTATCTGTCTCCCTTTTGTAATGTGATGGGTCTATAAAGAACTGCCATAGCTTTATGCATCATATCCCAATCAGTAAAGTTCTCGTCTAGGTCTATATACTCCCCTAATGTCATATCATCTAAAACTGGTACGAAACCATACTCAACACCCCTCATTTTAAACGTGGGTATTAAGTCTTGCTTTGATTCAAAGAGTTTATTTATATCGTTTAGTATCTCTTGTACGTAGATAAATTTAACCTTAGCTATGTCCTTTAGATTAAGGTCACAAAACAATTCAACTGTCTTGTGCATTAAGAAGCTGCTGTCTTGATTTTCTTCTGTATTTAACTTTGCAAACTTTTGGTATTGCTCTAGTGTTATTTCAGATAAGCTACTAGGTATTTGTATTTCTACTTTCATATATATACAATAACAAAACAGTAAAAGTGTATAAAATAAAAAGGGCTACATTGCTGAAGCCCTCTTAACAATCCTATTGTTTTTGATTAAACTAATTTATTTGTATTCGTTAAAAACTCTTTCCAGCTTTTTCATTACTCCATCGAAGAAACAAGTGTTACATCCTGTTAGTTCTCTACGCTGATTAAACACCCTGTTATAGATTTTCAGTATTGCCTTTTGTTCTTCTCCTGTTACTGTCTTTAAGTGTATCTTTTCAGATAAATAGTTATATTCATCTTCTGTAAGGCAGTTTGGTCTGTAGTTAGGGAATAAATAATTTAACTTCTCCTTACGCTCATCGCAGCCGCAATCGTCGCCAGCTATAAACTTAACAACAGCTTTAATACCTGTGGCTTCGGTAAACTTCTCTACCGTATCACCTAATCCTTTGCTTGCTTTATCGTGGTTCTTTTTCCACTCTTTGTAACCCTTACTTCTTTTGTCTCCTTTGAACTCTTTCATAATCTTCATTTTTGTAATCTAAATAATCCTCGTTTAATTTATCTCTTACTTCTTTTTTACAGTTTTTCAATGTGTTGAATATAGACACCCAACTAATGTTAGTTTCTGCTGCTATTTTACGAATGCTTAAACCTGTATCTCTATACAACTTGAACAGCTTCCTATCGTACCATGCCCAATCTTCTGCAACTTCATCAATCAAAATACATACACTATGAAAGGCTTCTTGTTCTTCTATAGTTTCTATTGCTTGTATTTCAATATTCCATTTTGGGTCGTCAAGGCTAATTTTAGTAATTTTTCTTTTAGAATGATAATATTGGAAATAGACGCTTCGCAAAGTGAAAAACATATACCCCCTAGATACTTTGTTATCTTTTATGATGTTTTGGGGTGTGGTATATTTAATTAGTCTTAAATAAGATTCGTGGACAATGTCCTCAGCATAGTTATACTCACCAAAACCTATTACTATATCAACCCATTCGTTGTGCTGTTTAGCTACAATGTTTAACCAGTCTAATCCTATTATTTTTTTCTTGTTCATTTTACTTGTATTACCAGATATGATACTCTCCTGAATTTGGATTAGCTAATTGATACGATACTGAATATCGAAGTGCATCTAACAAATGGTCGAATTTAGATATGGGTGTTTGGCTTTTCTTTTCCAACCACACATAGTTTTTAAGCTCATTGATTAGGTTCTTGCTTTCGGGGTCAATAACTAATTTGTAATCTTGAATCATTGCAATACCATATACTATTGAGCCTTGCCCTTTAATTGCTGGAACGATGTTACAGTATTGTTTAAGTGAATCTATTAATCTGGGGTCTGCTGAATCGGCTACAATTAAATCTTTGCCTGCGTGCTTTGCGTTTAAGTCTCCTAACTGAGTTGCTGTTAGCTTGGTTAGATAGAAACATTCTTCGACATAAATAATCTTGTTCTTTTTATCTATGTTAGTTTTTAAAAGGGTAGAGGGGTCATTACTAAATCCAAAGTCTTGACCTAGTACGGTTTTGCCTATAGTTTGAAACTTGCCTAGTTCCCAGTTCTCATATATTGCACCAGAAAGTTTTCCCTGTAATCCAAGACCGTAGACATCAAACCAATTTTTCCAATACTTGTTTCCTGTTTCTGCCTTTGCTTTAGCTTTGAGTATTTCATCTACTGCAGCTTTAGGAGCAGCTTCATTATCTAGGTAAGTTAGTATTACCTTTTGCGAATCTTTAGCATTCTCAAGTTCTGTATTAACCCAAAATTCTCCTGTAGGATTAAAATCTAAATAGATAAATTTAGAGGTACGTATCGCAAGCTGCTGATAAGACTCAAAGTCTATATTGTT